CGGTCCAGCATCCCGGCCGGCATCGATCCGGGCTGGCACACAAATCCGGGCCTCGCCCGCGCATCGACGCTGATCGCTAATCTGGAGGCGCAGCTCGCCGAGGCCGCGCCGGTCGACGCAAATCGCGTGCTGACCGAGCTCTGGGCTGATCCCTATTTGCGGCTCGCGCCGCTCCTGCCTGAAAAGGTCTGGTTGCCGGCCGGGCACAATCCGGCCCTGGCGGCCGAGCTCGGGGCCGCATCGCCGGTGATCTCGATCACCAGCGAGGCAATCGCGGACCGGATCCAGCGGCACAAGATGGATGTGACAGCGTTCGCGCTGTTGCCGCAGATCCTGACCGAGGGTGCAATCCTGCCTGATATCGCGGGAGACAGCCGTGTTCGCACGGTCCTGCACCGGATCGGAAAGACGATCTGGCGGTCGTTTGTGGCGGTTTCGGCCAACGGCTACCTACGCGCCAACTCGCTGCACCAAAAGGGCGAGAGCGAGCTGCGCAAGCAAATCACGCGCGCTGGCCTGAGCTGGCCCTGGGACTGACGCTAAGGGATCAATGCGCAGCGGGGGGGACCGCTTCCGGGGCTTGACCCGGCTCCCCCAAGGGCCATCGTGGGCTACGGACTTCTCCGCCGCGCAAAGTCACAATACCAAGTCGCACTGGCCTGATCAACGTCGGCCGAGCATCTCCAGCATCCGGACCGCCTGCGCCTTGGCCAGTGCCTGGCCGGCCTGGTCGACAAACGCCGGGCCGCAATAGGTGCGGATGTTGGCAAGGTCGGTGTCGTCGGCCGTCAGGTGACCGCTCTCGGCGATGACGAGCCGCCAGGCGCAGGCCAGCTGGCGATTGACCGCGACGGATCCCTTGCAACCGTCGGAGAGGCAATAGGCGACATTGCGCTGCGCCTGATAGTCGCCAGTCGTTGCGGCCGTGTATGTCGCCGACCAGCTCTGGCGCAGCGCCTCGCAAGCGCTGTCACTGCCTGTGCAACCAGGCACCGCGAGATAGGTCTGCGCCGCTGGCCAGTCCGATGCGGCTGCAGCCGGCACAGGGATCGGCAGGCAGAGGACGGCGGTGGCAATTACAGCGGTGGCGAGGCGGCGGATCATGGTAAGGCTCCGGTCAACTGGCCCTTTTATACGAGGGGCACAGACGCGCGAGAAGCCCCTCAGAGCCCCCGCCATAGGGCCGGGGGCTTTAAAACGCGCCCACGGGCTTCAAATCCGCTTCAAATTTTGATCGGCCCTTGATCCTCGCCCCTGTCCCGCGTTAGATGGAGGCATCGCCGGACGAGACGCTGTTCGCCCCGCGACGCTTTCCCAAAAAATCGCTGCCCCTGATATCGCGCTGCTGACAGCTGTCAGCCAGGCGCTTGCCGTGTCGCGTGGCACTGTCGCCGCATGATGACATCGCGCCTCCTCCACTGCCTCTCCGCCGAAATGGCAACCGGCCTGACGATCGTCGACGCATTCGCCGCCGACCCGGACGCGGTTGCCCGGTCGACCGGCCCGGCATCGATCAAGATCGCGCCGCGCGGTCGGTTCACCGCGCGCGACGGCCGCGTGTTCGATGTCGACCCGGAGGTGCTGGTCGCGCGGTTTGCTGCAGATGGCGTCCATCTGCCGATCGATCTCGATCATGCGACGGTCAAACGGGCAGCTGCCGGCGAGGCTGCTCCGGCTGTCGGCTGGGTAACGCGGCTCGAAGCCCGCGCCGATGGTCTCTATGGCGCGGTCGACTGGCTCGATGAGGGCCTGCGCGTCCTCACCGCCCGCACCCACCGCTACATTTCGCCGGTCCTGCAGCTGGATGATGCCAAGCGCGCAATCTGGCTGCATTCGGCCGCCCTGGTTGCGGCCCCGGCCGTGTCCATGCCCGCCGTTGCCTCGGCTGATCCCTCACCTCAGGAGCCCAAAATGCCCAAGGAAATTGCCCTCGCCCTCGGCCTCGCTGCCGATGCCGGTGAAACGTCCTGCCTCTCGGCAATCAGCACGCTCAAGGCCCGCGTTGATCCGGCCGTCCATGCCGAGGCGCTGGCGCGCTGCGCGCAGCTCACTGCCGATCTGGAGGCGCGCGACAAGGCGGCGCATGACGCCAAGGTTGCCGCGACGCTTGAGGGCGCGCTGAAGGCCCGCAAGATCGTCCCGGCCCAGCGTGCCGCCTATGAGGCGCTCTGCGCCACGCCCGAGGGGCTCGCCCAGGTCGAGGCGCTGCTCGCGACTTTCGGTGCGGCCCTGACGCCCTCGCGTCTCGACGCGCAGACGGTCCCGGCCCGTGAGCTGACCGGTGATCTCGCCACCCTGAGCGCGGAGGACCGCGAGGTCATGCGCCAGATGGGACTGAGCGAGGACGAGTACCGCAAGGCCAACGGCCTGACCGCTGCCTGACTGATCCCAACTGACCCGGCCCGCGCTCCCGCGCCGGCCTATCCCGGAGGCTGAGATGCCCGCACTGACACAGGCCCGCAAGATCGTCGAGATCGAGGGCCGCAATGCCACCGTCCCGGTCAAGGCCGCGACGACGATCTACCAGGGCGGCCTCGTCGTGATGGACGCAGGCTGGGCCTGTCCCGGCCGCGTCGCCGTCAATCTGCGCGCAGTCGGCCTGTCCCGTGTCACCGTCGTCAACACCGGCGCAAACGGTGCGGCCAGTGTTGCGATTGAGCGCGGTGTGTTTGGTTTTGCCAATCACCCGGCCGACGCGGTGACCGCCAGCGATATCGGCGCAGACTGCTGGATCGTCGACGACCAGACGGTTGCCCGCACCTCCGCCACCAACACCCGCTCTGTCGCCGGCCGTGTCGTCGACATTGAGGACGGGATCGTGTTCGTCCGCGTCGGTCTCTGACCCTCGCCGCAATCAGGGATACCAGACATGCCTCGCGTCATTACGCCCGATCTGCTCGAAGCCGCTTTCAAAGGCTTCAATACGTCGTTCCGGAAGGGTTTCGCCAGCTCGACGTCGCTCTACACCTCGCTGGCGACCGTCATCACCTCGACGGCTCGCGAGGAGATCTACTCCTGGCTCGGCGACATGCCGAAAATGCGCGAGTGGATCGGCGACCGCCGCATCAAGCAGTTGTCATCCAAGGGGTACTCGATCCGCAACCGCACATTCGAGATGACGGTTGGCGTCCGGCGGGAGGATATCGAGGACGATAGTCTCGGGCTCTATGCCCCGCGTTTCGAAATGATGGGCCAGTCGGCGGCGAGCCACCCGGACGAGATCCTGTTCGAGCTCATCAACAAGGCATTCGTCTCGGCGTGCTACGACGGCCAGAATTTCTTCGACACGGACCATCCGGTCGGACCCGAGGGCGCGCAGGTCTCGGTCTCGAACATGCAGGCCGGAGCGGGCGAGACCTGGATCCTCGCCGATTTCAGCCGACCGCTGAAGCCCTGGGTTTTCCAGAGGCGCCGCGACTACAATTTCGCGCGCAAGGAGGACGCCAACACCTCCGACCATGTGTTCATGCGCGACGAGTATCTCTATGGCGTCGATGCGCGCGTCGCGGCCGGCTTCGGCTTCTGGCAGATGGCCTTCGGCTCCAAGGCGGAACTCACCTCGGCGAACCTGCGTGCTGCCTACACTGCCATGACTAATTTCACCGACGATGAGGGGCGCAAGCTCAACATCCGGCCGACCCATCTGATCGTTGGCAGTGGCAACCTGTTCAAGGCTCGCGACCTGCTGCTGCCGGCCCAGATCGGCGCGACCAGCAACATCGACCAGAACCTCGTTGCGATCATCCAGGCACCGTTGCTGCAGTAGCCCATCGACCGCAGCACTGGCCGGCAGCCTGGCCGCAGAATGCCAGGCTGCCGGGTTTTCCGGCGAGCGCCGCCCGCTCGCCCGGCAACCCGGCACAGACATCGACAATGGCTCAGGAGATCCCCATGACCCGCATCCGCAGCAAGGCCCCGGCAGATATCTCGGCTGAAACTCCGGTCGAGGCCGCTGAAACTCCGGTGGAGGCGCTTGAAAACAGCGCTCCCGTTGAGCGCGCTCCGGCGACCGAGGCCGAACAGACCGCCCCTGCCGAGGCGCAGGCCGAGACTGCCGCCGAGCCCGCCGCTCCGGCCGACGTCGTCACCGTGCCGGTCTATGACGTCTCGGCTCCGGCCGGCCCGCGCCGCCGCGCCGGCATGGGGTTTGGCCCCGCACCTCTCACGCTGACCGAGACGGATCTCGGCCCTGATGCCGCAGTGACGCTTGAGCGCCTGCGCGAGGACCCGATGCTGCGCGTTACCGTGCGCCTGGTCGAGCAGCCGGCCGGCTGACCCGCTCCGCAGATCTGATGGGACAGGATCATGCAACTCTACGCCAGCATCGCCGACATCGACGCCCGCTATCCGGATCAGCTGACCCTGATCGCGGCCAACGAACAGACGGGCCTGCGCGATGATGCGCGCATCACCAGCGGCCTGACCGATGCCTCGGCCGAGATCCAGGCGATCCTCGCCGCCCGCTACTCGGCCGCCGAGCTGGCGCAGCTGGACGAGGCCTCGCTCGCCGTGCTCCGCCTCTACTGCATCGACATCGCGTTTTTCCGGATCGCCCTGGATTTCTCGCGCTGCACCGACGCGATCAAAGAGCGCTACGCTGCCGCGATCAAGCGCCTGGAAGCTATCGCCAGCGGTCGCGGCGCTCTGACCATCGTTGCCATGAGCAGCGGTGGTATCGAAGGTGAGGCTGACGGGATCGGTGCAAACGAGGTGATCCTGACCGCGCCCGGCCGCATCTTCACCCGCGAACGGCTCGGCCGGATATGAGCGTCTCGATCGTCATTGACGCGAGCGACATGGCCGATGCGATGCAGCGGCTGCGCCCGCTCCTCGATTTTGATGCCGAGGAGCTGATGACCGGCATCGCCGCGCTCGGCGAAAGCCAGACCCGCCGCCGCATCACCGACGAAAAAACCGGCCCGGATGGCACGCCCTGGCCACCGAACGCAGCCGGCACGCCAATCCTCGTCGCCACCGGCCAGCATCTGCTGGCCTCTGTCGCCTGGCGCGCCTCGGCCACCGAGGCCGAATGGGGCGCGTCCTGGGAGTTCGCCCATGTCCACCAGGATGGCGCGGTCATCGTGCCGAAGGATGCCAAGGCGCTGATGTTCAACCTCGGCGGCCGAATGGTCGCCGCAAAGAGCGTGACGATCCCGGCCCGGCCGTTTGTCGGTCTCTCCCCGGACAACGAGGCCGAGATCCTGGAGCTGGTGACCGACTATCTCGGAGGCCTCCTGTGATCGCACCGGCAACCCTCGAAACCCTGATTGCAACCGACCGCCTGGCGCAGACGCAGACGGCCATCGTGCGCCGCATCGGCGAGCTGATCACCGGCGTTTCCGTGGTCGCGCATCCGGGCAAGGTCGACATCTCCGAGCTCGTCGCCAGGACCGTCGTCCTGGCCCCCGGCGTCGGCATCGGATTTACCCGCATCCGTGAGACCGCGATGGTCGATGGCGCGTTTTGCCTCGCCGTCGAGTGGGTCGCCTATGTCGTCGCCGAGGCCCGGGCGATCGCCGGCCGCCGCGTTGAAAAAGAGGCCGTCGGCCTCGCCATCGGTTCCCGGCTGCTGGCGATCCTCGGCGACATGGAGACCAGCACCTGGGGCCTCACCGGCATCCTGCCGCCCGAGACCTCGCCGCAGCCCGAGCTCAAGCCCATGTTCACGGTCCGCGATCAGGCCCAGGGCACGGTCTATTACGCGGTGACATGGACGCAGGTGATCGCCGATCTCGGAGCGCCGATCCTGCCCGATGCGACCGGTACCTACGACGAGGCCTCCGGGCTGATCCTCTATGACACTGCGGCCGATCTCGCCGAGCTAGCCCGGTGGATCCCGGCGCGCCAGGAGCCAGACAACGAGGCCGGCGATGCGTGATCCCTACGCCCTGGCGCTGCGCCGGCAGGCAGCGGCGATGGCGACGATCGAGCGCCGGCTGGCGATGGCTGATCTCACCGGCAAGGTGCACGAAGTCGATCCGGCCAAGCGCCGCCTGCGGCTCAAACTCGGGCAGGATGCCAAGGGCCAGCCGGTGCTGTCGCCCTGGGTGCGCTGGCAGGAGCCCGGCGTCGGCGCGCTGTCGATCCACAGCGAGCCGGCCGTCGGCGAGCAGATGCGCCTCGTCTCCGGCTCCGGCACCATCGGCACCGCCTCGATTGCCGTGCCCGCCACATTTGACCGCGACCATCCGGCCCCGTCTCAGGCCAGCGACACGACGGTGATCGCGCGCGGCGATGTCCGGATCGAGATCTCCGACAAGATCCGCCTGGTCGGGCCGGTCAAGATCGACGGTGCCGTCGACATCGAGGGCGATCACGTCAACCACAACGGCAAGGACATCGGTGACACCCACAAGCACACCGGCGTCATGCCAGGACCGGCCCTCACCGGGCCGCCCGCCTGACTGGCGATCCTCTGAAAACGAAAGGCACGAACCATGACCCGCAAGTCCGCTGAGCCCGTCACCCCTGCACCTGTCAGCCCCGCCCCGGCCGGCGTTGCTGATTACATCGTGACTGACACAGCGCCGCCGCGCGTTGCCGGCCGGCGCGTTGCCGCAGGCGACATCCTGCAGCTGACCGAGGACCAGGCGCGCTCCGAACTGATCGCCCTGCACATCCGGCCGGCTGTTTAACGGCTCCTTTAACCCCGCGTGATCGAGCTTTGATGAGGCATTAAATGGCAGGCGCAATCAGATATCGGCAGGGCCTTGATGAGCGGACGCTGCAGCCGCTCACCGGCCTGCCGCATCTGATCCAGTCGCTCGGCCGGATCTGGGCAACGCGCCCCGGATCTCGGCTGATGCGGCTGACCTACGGCGCTGACCTGCGCTCTGCGCTCGGCGAGGATCTGACGCCTGCGATCGCATTGCAGATCTACAGCGAGATGGTTGCCTCTGCTGCCCGGCATGAGCCGGAGGCCGCGATCACATCGCTGCAGCTCGTCCGCCTGACGGAGACCGGCGTCCTCGGCATCCGGCATGGCGGTCTCTATTACCCGCACGGCCGGTTTAACGACTACTCGATCGCGGTGCCGTTCGGCGCGATTGCGGGCGGAGGCGCGTGATGACCAGCCGGTTTGTCGACATCGATCTCTCCCGTCTGCCGGCTCCCGATGCCTTGCAGCCGCTCGACCATGAGGCGGCATTTCAACAGCGCTTGGCCGATTTCATTGGCCGCATGGATGCGGCAGGCCAGCCCTTCGATGTCGGCTCGATCGACAGCGACCCGGCCGCGATCCTGTTGCAGCATGGCGCGTTTTTTGAGGTGCAGCTGACGGCCGCCGTCAATGACGCGGTCAAGGCGACGCATCTGGCGTTTGCGCGCGGGGCGGATCTCGAGCAGCGCGCGGCCGATCTCGGCGTTGTGCGTCAGGTGCTGGTCCCGGCCGACCTGGCAACGACACCGCCGACCCCTGCCATCATGGAGAGCGACGAGAGCCTGCGCCGTCGCCGTCAGCTCGCGATCGAAGCGTTCTCGACCGCTGGTCCCGACGGGGCCTATCTGTTTTTCGGGCTCGCTGCGCATCCGCACGTGCTCGATGTGGCGGTCTATGACCCGCACTCGGGTCTCGCCAATGACGGCGAGGCGCTCATCGTCGTGGCCTCCAGCCAGGGCGACGGCGTGCCGACGCCGGCCGTGCTCGATGCCATGGCCGAGTTTCTCGACGCCGGGCTGATCCGCTATGCAGTCGGCAGCCCGCGTGTCCGCGCGCTGACCCGCCAACAGAAACTGCGCCCGCTCACGGACCGGGTGATCATTGAGGCCTGCTCGACGCTGGATTGCACGATCAGCGTCACGCTCAAAGTGCCGCGCGGTCCAGATCCGTCGACCCTGCGGACCCTTGCCCTGACCCGCCTGACTGCCTATCTGGCGAGCCGGCGCGGCATCGCTCGCATGCTCTCCGATACGGCCATCGCTGCGGCGGTGCATGTCGCCGACGCAGCCGGCGTCGCCCTGGTCGAGGACGCTGACATCGTGATCACGGCGGCCGGTCAGGTTGTCAGTGACGTGCTGCCTGGTCCAAAGCAGCTCGCCCGCGTCACCGCCGTCACGCTCACCGTCGAGGTGATCTGATGAGTGCGCCCACGGTCCCCGGCAACTCACCCGAGCCGATCAAGGCGTTGGCAGCGATTGATGCGGAGCGGATCCGCGCGATCGACGTAGACATCATCCGCCGTGTCCATGATCCGGATCTCTGCCCTCCTGCCTGGCTGCCGCTGCTCGCCTGGGCCTGGTCGGTCGATGAATGGGATCCGGCCTGGCCAGTGGCCGTCCAGCGCGCCGTGATCGCGGCCGCCCCCGATGTCCACCGGCACAAGGGCACCGCCTGGGCGGTGCAGACCGCGATCGCCGCGACCGGGTATGCCGCCGCGCTCGAGGAGTGGTTCGAGTACGGCGGCTCTCCCTACCGGTTTCGCCTGACCGTGACGCTCGGACCGGTCGAGCCCTGGACGGGCGAGGCCGGCGAGATGCTGGCGCGCCTGGCCCTGCGGACCAAAAACACCCGCTCGCGGCTGGAGCTGATCCGGCTCGTCCGGCGCAACGAGGCCCCGCTCTTTATCGGCGGGTCGGTCTCGATCCGCAGCCGCGCCCGCGTCGGTCCGATCCTCCCAGGCGCGCTGCAAGCGCGACCCTACATCCACGTCGGCGGTGCGGTCCGTGTCCGCCAGTCGACCCGTATCGCAGGAGGCGCATGATGGGCGTCATTGTCACACTGCAGGGCCAGGCCCTGTTTGCCCAGGCAGCCGCCCAGGGCGGCACCGCTGTGCCGCTCGCCGCAATTGCTGTCGGTGACGGTAACGGGGCGGCGATCACGCCGGTCGAGACCGCGACGCAGCTCGTCCGCGAGGTCTATCGCACCGGTGTCCAGTCGGCTCTGACCGATCCGCAAAATGCAAATTACATCATCGTCACGGCGGTGATCCCGGCCAATGCCGGGCCGTTTACGATCCGCGAGATCGGGCTGTTTGCCAGCAATGGCCAGCTCGTCGCCATTGCCGACTATCCGGACACCCGGAAAAACACGACGGCCCAGGGCGTCGATACGACGCTGACCATCGAGCTGGTCCTGGTCGTCTCCGAGACTGCGCAGGTGACGCTGGTCGCGCACCCCGGCAGCTGGGCGACGCAGGACTACGTCGATCAGCGGATCCCATCGTTTGCGACGATCCCCGAGCACCTCGCCGGCACGCTCTCGACCAAAACAGCGCACCCGGCCGGCGTCGCGGCGATGATCAACGCGGCGGTCGAAAACCTGCCTGATCCCCTCGAACTGGCAACCGCTCCCGAGCACCTGGCCGGCACAATCTCGGGAAAGGCCACGCACCCGGCCGGCGTCAAATCCATGATCGATGCCGCCGTGGCGGCGCTGCCGCCGCCGCAGGGCGACGTGATCTACCGTTTCGAAACTCTCTTCTGAGGAGCCCGACATGGCCGCATCTCCGCAATTCACCGGCACGCCGCTCTATGGCTCGGCCGTCGTGTCGACCGCCAACACCAACCGCGACGGATCCGGCACGCTCGCCACGGTCCTGACGCTGCCGGCAGGCGGTGGCCGGATCGACCGCGCGGTGCTCAAAGCCACCGGCAACACCACGGCCGGCATGCTCCGGCTGTTTATCCATGACGGCACGGCCGCGCGCTGCATCGCCGAGATCCCGGTCCCGGCGATCACGGTCAGCGCCACCGTCGCCTCGTTCGAGACCGTCATCGATTTTACGACCGGCGAGAGCTCGGCATACGGCCTGGTGCTGCCGGCCGGCCATTCGCTCCGCGCCTGCACGCATGTCGCGGAGACGTTTCACGTCATGGCGTTTGGAGGGCAGTTCTGATGGCGAACTTCGGCCTTAACGGGTTCCCGCGCGGCAAGCTCGGCCGCGCTGGTGGCACCAACGGATCACTGACGGGCAGCGTCTCACTGCTCGCCACCACGCGCACGGCCAGTCTCGGCCAGGACGTGTTCGGCATCGGCCAGTACCGGGTGATCACCAACAGCAGCACATTCGTCGTGCCGGAGGGCGTCACCGCGGTGCGCGTGCGCGCCCGTGGCGGTGGCGGCGGCGGCGGCGGTGGCGGCGGGTCCGGCAACCGCCGTGGCGGCGGCGGTGGCGGCGGCGGCGGCTTCGGGATGGGCGTGTACACCGTGGTGCCCGGCCAGGCCGTGAGCGTCACGGTTGGCGCGGGCGGCGCGGCCGGTTCGGCTGGTGGCAACGGCACGGCCGGTGGCACCTCCTCGTTCGGGACAATGTTGTCTGTAACAGGCGGTGCTGGCGGTGTCGGCGGTATCACCACTGGCGCGGGCGGCGCAGGCGGTCTGTCGTCAGGTGGCGGTATGAACGTGGCTGGTGGCGCGGGTGGCAACGGTGGCGCAGGCACTGGCGGGTCGGGCGCGGGGGGCGGCGCGGCCGGTGGTCCGCTCGGCATCGGCGGTGCCGGTGGCAACGGCTGCGCGCTGTCCGCCCAGGGTGACAATGGCGGCGGCGGCGGCGGTGGCGCGGCCGGCAATGCGGGCGGCACGCTCACCACCGCGACGAGCTACAACGGAGCCGGTGGCGGCGGCGTTGGCGGACCTGGCACCGCGACGGCAACGCCCGGCCCGAATGCTGACGGCGCGTTGCAGTCGAGTGGCGCGGGCATCTCGGCGACCCGTCCGTTTTCCCCCCGTTTCGAGACGGACCTCGAAACCTCCTCCGGTGGCGAGGGAGGCATCATTACATCAAGCGGCGCGCCGGGACGGACCGCCGAGGCAGGCGGCGGCGCAGGCGGCGGATCGGGCGCGCCGTCGTCGCATTCGCCGCATCCGGGTGGCCTCGGGCGAGGTGGTGGCGCTGGCGGCGGTGGGGCCGGTGGCAACTCGTACGCTGGTGGCGCTGGCGGTGCCGCGCAGTTCGGCCACGGCGGCGGCGGCGGTGGTGCGTCAATGGCAGCCGGAGCCAGCAACGGCGGTGCGGGTGGCGCTGGTTTTGTGATTGTGGAGTGGTGAGATGACGAAATTTGCACGCATCATCGACGGCATCGCGGTCGACGTCACCGCCGCCGATCCTTCCGGCCTCTACCATCCGGACGTGGCGAGCCAGTTTGTCAGCGTCCCGGCTCAGGTCGAGCGCGGCTGGCGCAAACAGGGCAGCACCTGGTCGGCACCCGAGGCCCCGGCCGAGACGCCGGCCGCCGCAGTGCCGCGCCGGACCGTGTTCACGCCGCCCGAGTTTTTGCTCCTGTTCACGGCGGCCGAGCGCGTTGCAATCCGGGCGGCACGGCCGACCAATCCGGTGATCTCTGACTGGCTCGCGATCCTGGAGGATCCGCGCCTGTCCGAGGTCGACGTGACGCGGCAGTCGACACGGGACGGGCTGGAGTACCTCGCCTCCGAAAACCTGATCACCCCGGCCCGCGCGGCCGAGATCGGCACGGGAGCGCCGCTGTGACCACCATCCTCAACTACCTCTACAATCTGCACGTCGCCCTGTCGCAGCTCGTCAACGTGCTGATCGGCGGCGACCCGGACGAGAGCTTGTCGGGCCGGATCGGCAAGAGCCTCGTTGCCGGAGGCTGGGCCGCCCGCGTGCCTTGGCCGGCCCTCCTGCGCCGGCACTGGCTCGCCGCGATCGAGCCCGACGAGGGCGGCAACAGCGCGCG